CCCGGACTTTCCGGGGGACTTCCGTGTGCACAAAAGGCACCGTGACACCGCGAGGTGTCATCCTTGTGACGGCAACAAAAGCTGCGGTTGTACAAGGGTATAGACCGCCTTAATTGGAGGTCTGTATGAGCATAAAAACACGAGGAGAGGGGCTGGTTTCCAGCACCGCTACCGAGTGGCATGATGAGTGCGGTGTTATCACCGTCGCATCTGCGCAGCCCTTATTCACTAATGGTTGGAAGGAAACTTCCGCCGGTGTGGATATCCCTAGTTTCCATAAGGTAAAGGCAGAGGCGGCACGCGAGTGTCGTATTATCCCTGCTACCGAATGGTATCAAGAGTACTTAACCGCCACGGGACGTTTTGACTGGGATTTAAACCAGGTAGCGCGCCCGTGCAACCGCTATTACGCCAACTACAACGGTGTTGCAGACGATGCAATGCCCGCAATGGTTGGAGTCGTACTTCCGGATAATTCGGAGTTGTTGTACGACGAAGCGGTTCAAGCTCTGTACACTGATGGGTGGGACATTCTCACGTTCGGTTTACAGTTCCGCCAGTCTGTCGAGAGTTTCGTACATCTCGGCAAGCGGATTCACCGCCTTTGGACTGGAGGCAAGTTGACGCCACGTGATATGGGTAATACCATATCAGAAATGGCGTGGTCCTGGAGACCGTTGCTCTACGACATCGAGGACTTTGCTGGGTTGGTTACCAGCTTGCTCGAGCCGAAGAAAGACGGTTGCCATGTATGGCGAAAGAACGCGTCGCTCTCCACTACGGATGTTGTTGAGACTAGTGTGCCAGTATACCGGTCCACTTGGAACAGCATTGTCCACACTAAGTGGGAGTACACATTCAGTGAGCGCGTTTCTATCCATTCCATGATAGCCCCGCCTCGTGTTTTGGTCGACCCTCTTGTATCCGGCTGGGAGCTAATTCCTTTCAGCTTCGTACTGGATAAGGTTGTTAATGTCGGAGCCATGCTCGCCTCAATCGGCGGACGTGTCTGGCACCATGATGCGGCATTTGCGTATGGAACGCAACTAAACATCACCTGTGAACGGACTGAGACCTATGCGAGCGCTGGAATGTTCCAGGGTTCGTATTTGAGTTCTGAGACGTTCTTCAAGCAGGTGACAACTCGTCAACCAATTGCAACGGCTAGTGAGCTACCTCAACTCGTACCGCGTGGGCTTAAGATTGACAACCTTAGGTACTACATCGAGTTGATGCGAACGATCCGTGGACGCAAGACTCTCTAAGGAGAACCACAATGAGCACGATTACTTCTGCTCTAGTCGAGTATGCCGACAACGGCAACTCACGCACGTACGTAGCGCCCGATCATACGGCCCTACGTCCTCGGCTCGTCATCCAGCGCCGCAAGGTTGCCGGAAAGGCGGGTGAGGTTGCGGAAACGTCTATTCGAGTCGTGATGACTCAAGTGGACGCGAATGGCCTGACTCTCGCTGCGAAGCGTACTGTCGAGGTCATCGACCGCTCGGTGGTAGGGGGGGTCGACACTGCCGTGGAGGCAGCCTCCCTTGCGTTGATTCGTGAGATCGTGGCCAGCGATGAATTCGCAGCTGCTATCACGGGCCAGTTGTGGATTAAGTAAGCTTGTGCCTGCTTAGTCCACCGCTAGTAGGGACC